CGGAAATATACTCACTGACAGTATCAAAGACATATTAACGTCAAAGGAATCTAAAAGATTAATATCGCAAATATATGGTAGTAAACCAAAAGATAAAGATCTTTTATGTAAATCTTGCACAAACTTTTTAACCATATAAAACAATGAAAGAAAATTTTAGTGTAACTAAAACACTTGTCGAAGACGAAAATGGCGAGTTAGTTATTGAATTTACTGAAGACGAATTAGATGACTTAGGTTTAGAAAACGCAAATGACATATTTAAAAAAGATGACGAACAACATGAAGATTAATAAATATCTTTATGTTGAAGATGGCTTCAGTGGATCAAGCTCAACAACTATGCCCACGAGATCCTGTACGACCAAATATACCATATAGTTGGCGAGTTGATCCTCCAAACAAAAATGTTTATTATTTAGATTCATGTTACTACAGTACTTCAGAAGATCGATACCGAGAAGAAGTTGTTGCTGTATTATGTGCGGCCTTATGCGAAAACATTCCGATTACTGAAGAAGAATTATTAGAAATGCCACCTGGACCAATTGTAATATGCTATACAGTATGGTCTAATCAAAAAGGTCAAGGTAGAGCAATAGTCAATCAAGTTCTTGACAAAGTAAAGGAAATCCCATATACTACTAGATATGTTACATTAAGTCCTAAAACAGAAATGGCAAAAAAGTTTCATTTAAGTAACGGAGCAATTTTGTTACAAGAAAACGAAACTACTAATAATTTTGAATATAAGGTGTGATAATGGTAATACGAGGTAATATGAAAATTCCAGTAGGCGGTACAGGAACTACTGAAGAAGCATTAGATGACTTAGCAAAAATGCTTTGGGAATTAGACGGTAAAAAAGGCACTCTAGAACAAGCAGAAAAAGATTGTAGAACTGCCTTAGGCATCGCAAGAAAAGAAATAAAAGATGATTTTGGTGTAAAATTCGGTTGACTTTCTGGTTACAAGATCATATAATAGTAGTATGATAAATGAAACAAGTAACTTAACAGGAGACAAGATGACAGAATTTAATACAGGCGACATGGTAGTTGTACATACGTTAAATGATCTAGTTGGCGAAGTTACTAAAAAATCACTTAATGGTGATAAAGAATATGATTACATGGTACATTACGAAGTAGATGGCGCATGTGAATGGTGCGAAGCAAGTGATTTAAGAGAGGCAAACGATTTAGATAATTGGAGTTTAACCGAACAACAAACTTGTTTCTAAGGAGACACAATGACTAAGCAGGAATTTAATGAATTAGCAAAAGATTATGGTACTGATAAGGCAAAAAAGGCAATGACTTGGTTATACGATAATACAACCGCTGATTTTCGAAAATGTGTATATATCGTAGGATTTCTTAAATCAAACGAATTACTTTGGAACTAGGAGATAATATGAGTAGAGTTAAATTCATGTTTGCATCAATTGATAACGGAAAATTCAAAATCAAAACAGAAACAGATTTTGCAACATATAGTAAAACATTTAAATTAGACGATGTTGATAAAATGGCTCGTTTCTTAAAACAATTCAAAAAACAAACCCACATAGCAACTTCCTCCAGTATTGACTTTCCAGAAGATGACGGTGCACCAGAAGGTTTTGATGCCCGTGCAAAACTTGGACAAGCAATGCAACTCGCATGGTCCTAATATGAAAGATTATATTATAGAAGGAATCAAAGCCGTCCTTATGTTCGGTATGATGTACATTCTAGCCGTAATAATACTATGTCTATAAGACCAATATGTTGTAATTATGGGTGCGAAAAACCCGTAGCATGTATAACAGGAAGAATTAACGGAGTTGGCGATAAAGCACCTAGATGGAGAGTAACCTGCGGTCATTGCCATGAAGCAAGAGGAGGCAGAGGCTCATATGCAAAAGGAGTTACACCATTTATTACAGGAATTTGTAGTAATAAAGATGGACACCTAGGATTTACATGTTGGACTGATTTTGATAACATGCCGGCTGATTATAAAGGTAGAACAGAGATTGATCATATTGATGGCAATCCTCATCATAATGATCTTTCTAATCTAGATGAACTTTGTCATTATTGTCATCGTTATAAAAGTCAATTAAATGGCGATCACAATAGTTGGAAAGTAACATCACCCACACGTTATAAATAAAAACGGAGATAACATGGCTACAAAAAGTAATTTGCTTAAAAAAGTACCGAAGAAGAAAAAACGGGTCACAATGGTAGAGGCAGACGAACAATATACAGGAGCCGAGCAAGAATTTGTAGGCGAAATACTTACCAGAGATCAAATTCAACACGGATTTAATTATTATGGTTACCACAAAGGCGTCAAAGATGCTAAGGCATTTATTGCAGATTATCTAATTGCTGAAAATAGAAAAGACGAAGCAAAGCAAGTCAAAGCATGTCCGGATGTGTTTATTATTACTACATATGGATGGATTGCACGAATGAAAACTAGAGGTGCAATGTTTGATGTAGAAATGAATGTAGATGACAGGCTTGAGCAACATATTCAATATCTTTGTAAACAAGGTAGTATTAAAAAAGAAGTTGTTGCAGAAAAGAAAGAACAACGAGCCGCTGGTCCTACTATACAAGATAGGATTAAAGAACAATCAGGGGAAATGGATGGACAATTTCAAGAATGGGTTGACTTATATGTAGGCAGTCCTAACTTGTTTAATCCTGTTATTATAGATCCTTATGCACATTTACAAACCAGTAATTGTACACAAGCCCATGCAAGGCGTATTAAAAAGGATTGGGAATTAGAACTTAAAGAATTTAACGAAGCAGTAAAAGGTGTAGACGAAGATCTTACTGAAGGATATAAACATTTGCTTAAACATAAGCGAATGGAAGGGCTTATTGAACTTGTAACTAGGTTTATTGATGCCTGCGAAGTTATTATTGGTGAATCAAAAGCAACACGAAAACAACGTAAGAAAAAGCCAGTAAGTGTTGATAAACAAGTTGCTAAACTCAAATTTAAACAAACAGATGCTGGATTGGGAATTACTAGCGTTAATCCTACTAACATTATTGGTGCTACTATGGCAGTTGTTTACCAGTGTAAGTATCGTAAACTTGGTGTTTATGTAGCAGATGATGAAAGAGGTTTTAAGGTTAAAGGAACTACAATACTTAATTTTAGTGAGAAAAATTCTACTAAAAAGACTCTCCGGAAGCCTAAAGAGCAATTAGGTTTTGCTAAAAAGGCAACCAAACATAAGTTTGGTAAATGGTTTGAAGCAGAGGTTAAAACCACAGAAACTAAACTTACTGGCCGCTTTTCCGACGATACAGTCATCCTACAAGTCTTTAAGTAACACTCCGGTCTCCGAATAAATACTATACGGAGACCAGAGTTATGGCAAAGACCCGACAAGAACTTTCAAAAGAAATAGAATTATCCCTCGGTGGGGGGATGATTGATGTTGAGCTAGATCCTGAACATTATAATTTAGCAATAGACAAAGCATTAGCAAAATATAGACAACGTAGTGCTAGAGCTACAGAAGAATCTTTTATTGCGATTACTCTTACGTTGGAACAACAAGAATACGTTTTACCTACAGAAGTAATAGAAGTTAAAGATATATATAGACGACAAACTGGATCTTTTGGTTCAGGTGTAGGAGCAGATATAGAACCGTTTGAAGCGGCATATCTTAATACCTATATGTTACATTCGGGTAGAGCAGGTGGATTAGCAACATTTGAAGCATATCATGAAATGCGAGAGCATTTAGGGCGAATGTTCGGATCTGAATATCTATTTACATGGAAGCCTTGGAATAATACATTGTTTATTCATAGAAAAGTTAAGTCAGATGATGATGTATTTGTACATTGTTATAACTATAAACCAGAATCAATTCTTATTGCAGATACCTATTCTGCATCATGGATAAGAGAATGGTCAATATCAGAATCTAAAATGATGTTGGCAGAAGCTCGAGGTAAATTTGTAACTATTGCTGGTCCACAAGGCGGCACAGCTCTTAATGCAGAAACATTAAGACAAGATGCAACTCAAAGTTTTCAAGCACTAGAGGAAGAACTAAAAACATATGTAGACGGTGGTGATCCTCTAGGTTTCGTTATAGGATAAAATGGAAGAACAAGATAATGAATTGCAAGTCATAGAAGATAGTTATGACATGGCAACCACGGTATCTAATGATGGATATTCTCAATCATTTATTTTAGAATATCCTGAATTTTTTGATGCCGATTTTTGCCAAACAATTATAGATAAATTTAATATATTAGATAAGGAAGGATTTTCGGATATATCTTCAGCAGGTGCTCGAAGTAAACCTACAATAGATGCTCAACTTTTTAGATCTAAAGGTAAACATGTATGGCTTAATCATGTTGCAAGAGGACTAGATTTAAATCATGTAGTACATACAACAAATGAAACACACTTCTTTTTTGAACAATTAAAAACCGCTGTTAAAATTTATAAATCAAAATTTAGAGTAGGATTAGGAGTGCCTCTTACTTGCAATGATATGAAAGTACAATGTGTTAAAGCAGGTGGAGGATTTCATGCATGGCATTCTGAATGGAGCAAAGAATCTAACTCAAGAATACTTGTATACCAATTATATCTAAACACATTACCTGAAGGTGAAGGTGAAACTGAATTTTTAAATCAAGGAATTCGTTGCAAACCAGAAGCAGGTAAATTACTTATATGGCCAGCAGGATGGACCCATGTTCATCGAGGAAATCCTAATTATACTACTGATAAGTATATTATAACAGGTTGGTTACATGTAAACGACACAACATTACTTTATAACATCGAATGAGCAATTTACGAGAATTAACATTAAAAGAACACAAATTTGCTGAACAGCAAGATTTTGCCAATCTAATGATGAGTGGTAAAATAGAAAATCATGTATATTTCAATTACTTAATGAATCAACATTCTGTATATGGTGTATTAGAGAATACATATTATAATTTGCCTGATCCTCGATTAGCACGAGCAGACGCAATAGATGCAGATATGGAAGAAATAAAATTAATGGGACCTATCCCCATGTCATGTTACGATTTAATGCCAAGTACTGAAGAATATATAGAGTATGTAAGAGAACACATACATACAGAAAAGCAATACTTAGCTCACATTTATGTTCGCTATTTAGGTGATTTACGGGGCGGACAAATGATAGCAAGAAAAATACCTGGTTCGGGCAAGTACTATAAATTTGAAGAACCAAAAGTATTAGCAGAATCAATTTATACTAAATTAGACGATAGCATGGCAGACGAAGCAAAAATAGTATTTGAATTTGCTACAAAACAATTTCAAGAATTATATGCAGGACATTTTCAAAACTCTAAAAAAGTGTGAGGAAAATTTACTTAAACAATTAACAGATACAGGAACGCCTGTGCCAGATCACCATGAATGGCCATGGCGAAACTTTGTTTTTGAATCTAAATTTTATCGTAGAGCCCACCTAGATGCCGTAGAAACTGACAAGTTATACATGTTTCATTTGTGTATCTTTCCTCAAGTATATAATCCTGCTCCTATATATGGTGTTGATGTTATTGCTGGCAAAAATATTGTTAGCGGTGCATTTCACGATTTTAGTAAAGCAGGAAACGATAATCATCCTATGATGCAATGGTTTGCAGAAAAAGTAAAACCATATAATTGGACTAGCACACGAGAATTACCAGAATGGGCACAAAATATTTTTAGTCCTAGTATGATAGCAGTAAGTAGGAGTAAAGAACCCCAAGACTATACAAACTTTTGTGATTTAGCAGTTGAAAATTTAGAATACTATCTTACTGAACTAGATAAATGTAATGCATATGAGTTAGATAATAGCCAACATTTTACAGTTAAAAATCAAAATTGGTATTGTAAAAATCAAAAAGAAAATCCCCACACACCAAGAGTAATGAGTAATTTTTGCGACGACGAAGAAACAGTTCGCAAGTTTATCCATGAATGTTTATTTCCGGAGATATAATGGACTTCATATACCCTTTTCAACCTCCTGCATTATTGCATGATACAATTAGTAAAGAGTTATTAGATGATACTAATAAAATGTGTGATGATTTATTACCTGATAAAGAAGAATTAGAAGCAACATCACAATTAATAGATACAATTTATCATGGCTATGCAACTAATGTTAAAAATCCAGGACACGAATTAAGAGACAAAATATTTACATTATCATATAATTATATTAAATCATTTGAACACTCTACTCATACAAATATTTTCGATGATGACAAACATAGATTAGTGATTACTAAAATGTGGTTTTTAGAATTAGATGATAAAGATTATTTACAAGCTCATCATCATGGAGGAACTAATATTTTTTCTGGTGTTATATATTTAAAGATACCAGAATCGTTAAACCAAAACTATGATACAGAATTTCCTAAGAATTGGGTACGAAGAGGCAAAACACCATATGCAAATGGTTGTATAGAATTTATATATAATCCTCAGGTAATACCCGAAAAATTAATTTATTCAGATACATTTATAATACGGCCCGAAGAACGCCACTTGTATTTGTGGCCTGCATGGTTATACCATACTGTTTACCCTTATTATGGTTCAGAAGATCGTCGATCTTTATCATTTAACGTAGCAATCGCCCCCTTATAACCACCTGGTTTTACTAATATCACGATAAATAATTTAAATAATGAAATTAGTCATTAAAAGTGAGGAATTAATATGGCAACTTTAGTATCACCGGGTGTTGCGGTTTCTGTTATAGACGAAAGTTTTTACGGGACGGCAGGTGCAGGAACTGTTCCTTTGATTGTATGTGTTACAGGACAAGATAAAGCTCATGTAAGTGGAACAGGGTATGCGGCTGGAACCATTAAGTCTATGGCTGGAAAACCCCAACTAATCACAAGTCAACGAGAACTTGTACAAACTTTTGGAACACCGTACTTTAGATCAGTATCAGGTACAGCATCAAATGGAGACGAGGTAAACGAATATGGTTTACTTGCGGCTTATAGTTATTTAGGTGCGGCAAATAGGGCATATGTTGTAAGAGCAGATGTAAATACAACTCAATTATTACCAGTAACTACGGAACCTACAGGACCTCCTGCAAATGGAGCAATTTGGTGGGATACTGCTAATTCAGAATATGGATTATTTCAATATTCTACTAACTCCGGTTCATGGGTTAAGCAAACAGTAACACCATTTACTGAGGCACAGATGACCACAAATACACCAACTGCAAGTGCAGGCGGAGCGTCAGTTGGCGATTTTAGAATTGCCGTTGTAAATGCATCAGGTAAAGCATTAGGAACAGATGTTGCTGATGCTGGAATTTATGAATGGGATGGATCGACTTGGCAAGCAGTTAGTGATGCTAATAAAACACAATTATCTGCAACAACAGTTACAGTAGGACCTTCGTCAGCTCAACCTACAAGTCCGGCAGATAAAGATGTATGGTTTAAAACATCTTCAGATGGTCAAGGCGCAAGTCTTGTTGTTAAGAGTTATAATT